CCCGCCTCACCCATTTGCGACTTGTACGCGCGCATAGTAGCCATCAAGGTGCGATTTTCTGACATCAGCCGGCCTTCTAACAGATCAGCAACAACCTCGTCTGTGCTTTTGCCTGTAGCATCAACCAGCCTTTGTAACTCTGCCTGCACTCGCGTTGCCGGTCTTTCACCCAGCATACGAGAAGCAAACAATTTGAAGCCATCGCCAAGCTTAGAAGTTAAACCGCTAAACACAGCCCCGGTTGCGGCACCGCCTGGTACGTCTTGCAATGCCCTGAGACCTTCTCTCTCGCTGTAACCTGCCGCAGCAACACCGCCCTCACCCGCTCCTACCATTGCCATTCTTGTGGCAGTAGGAGCCACGCGCGCGCCCGTTGTGGCTGCGCTTGCTAATGCGCCGGTTCCAAATGTGGCAAGGGCTGGGACTAAAGCACCGGCAAGCTCGGCTGTTAACGCTTCGCCAGGATAAATTGTGCGATACTGTGTTAGCTTATCCCGCAGCTCGTCTCTGATTTCTGTGTATTCTGGACCACCGGGAACAAGAGAGCGCGCAAAGGCCTCAATCTCTTCACCAAAACCAAACGTCACGCCTTGTGCAAACGCGCGACCGCGCTGCCCAAATTGCTTTCTAAAGTACGCCTCTATTTTTTCTTCTGAGGTGCCTGCTGGGAATTGATAAGCTTTGCCGTTAGGCCCAACACGATTGATCATTACAGATCCTCTTCCCTCACGACAATCGGCGCAACAATAGAAGCAGGTGTGATAGGCTCAACACCGTCTTGCACTTGATACCTTTGAATGTGTTCGCTGTACTTTACTTTTCCAGCGCTCAACTCATTTGCCTTTTTCATTAGCTCATTACGCAATTTCCGCTGCACTTGTATTTTATCTTGCAACAACTTGCGCAACTCCGGCTCTGGCAAATTCAAGTCGATAGTGCTCGACAGCGCTAACGCTAATTCTGACTCGCTTAGGGCACCAAACGTTGCGCTTTGAATCAGATCGATACCCATTTCAGTAGCGGCTTGACGCAAGGTTGTCGTTGCTTCGTTGAATGATGGCAAATATTGCGCTATGAAACCGGATTCACCACCTCTATCTAAGGCAGATAACGCTCTCGTAAGTGTATCTATCGTGCCGGTGGCCCTTTCTGCCGCAACAAACGCGTCTTGGCCTGCCTTCATCGCACGCTCGCGATCCATAACATCAAGATCTGATTCTGCCTTTCTTGCTAAAACTTGCGACGGCGTTTCGCCAACAGCGTCAGGGATATCAATGCGCGTGTACGAGCCTGTGTTGGGATCATACTGAACTCCGAATAGTTGCCCTGTTTGTGGGTCGACCTGTGGTGCAAATCCTTTACTAGCAAACGTATCCTTTCCACCGAGTGTGCTAGAAAGCACTTCTGCAGCCATGCTTGGGTTTGCCTCGATTAAATTAGCTAGGTTGTGTCTTCCTTGCGAGCGCAAGTACTGCACCGTCATGTTAGTTTGTTGTGCTTGTATTTTTTCTTGCTGCGCTTGTTGACGCCGTGCTTGAATGTCTTGGCCTCTTTGCACTTGGCTTTGGATGAACGCCTGATTAGGGCTCAGCGTCATGGACTGCAATCCAGCCGCCAGTCTTGCACGTGCCGCTGGGTCTGCCAAGTAATCCATAGCCTTGCGACTAAGTTGCGACAACCCGCTTACAAATGGGTTCGGTGGCCTGCTGCCGGGTGCAGGGCCCACAGCCTGACGTGGTTGCATAGCCTGCTGCCTTGCGGCCATAAATTGATCTTGTGCCGCTACTGCTTGCGGAGTATTAGCTGCTGCGCGAGCTTGCTGGATGCGCTCCAGCTCCATCATCATTCTGCGTTCTTCAGGTGTCATTAATTAAACCCCAGCAATGTTTTTAATGCCTGCACAAATTCAGCGTCTCGCTCAACNGGACTCTGTTGAGGNCTTACGTTACCCATCATGCCCTGCCCGTACTGCATCTGAGGAGCCGGCAACATTTGCAGNAACCCGCCACCAAACTGCACAGGCGCTGTCTGGTCGCTCATTGGGTTTGCGTTATAGTTTGCCGCNGCTTGGCCCATTTTTTGCAGCTTGGCCTTGTCCTCATCACTCATCTTAGAAAAGATGGCTTGCATGAGGCCGATGTTTTCATTTTCTTGATCTGTGGCAACCATAAGAAAGCCTTACCCTAAGCTGGCAAACAACGACAGGTAATCGAACAAGCCAGGCTGACGGCTGGTTGTTTGAGTCTGCGGTACAGGTGCCGCGCCAAGTGCGGTGGCCAAGTAGCCAAGAGAGCGCTCTGGGAATGACTGGTATCCTTGGAACTGCCCACGTGCCGCATCAAAAATGCGCTGGCTGAGCATCTGCTGCAAAGAACCCTGCTGTGCAAGATCTTGTTGCAGGTTGCGACCCATCCCAAAGGCCTGCTGTGCCAAACCACCAAGCTGTCCCGCGGCTGCAAGGCGCTGGCCTGCGCCTGCAAGTCCTGCCTGCTGGTTGGCTAGTGCGGCCTGCATCTGACGGTTGATGTCCTGACCAGCGAGCTGCTGTGCCTGCTGGTAACCGCCTAGCCGTAGGTTTGCCGCTGTGCGTGCCGCCTGCTGTAGCGCTGCCTCATTTGCCTGCGATTCTAGGATGGCCGACCGTGAGCCGCCGAATGCCCCTGCGCGTTGAGCCTGAGCCGCCAGCTGGTTGGCTTGCATTTGACGCGCCTGCTCGATGTCACCCAGAGACTGCTGGACAACCGTCTGCTCAAAAGGATTNAAGTANGCAGAAAGGTCTGTGCCGGCAACTTGACCGGCCTGTACCTGCGCGGGCTGNTAGCCCATGCCCATTGCCGTACCTGCCATGGCCGCGGTCTGTCCCTGCTGCGCCTGCTGGAATACGTTTTGGCCGCCTGCTGGCGCNCCTCCTGCGGCTACTGCCTGACCGCCGCCCATTGCCTGACCTGCCATTAGACCTGACCTCCAAGGATACCTGAGCCTTGGTTTGGCACGTTCATTGGCATGTAACCGCCCATTGGCCCTGTAGGACCTAACAAGCCGCCTGCCTGTGGCCCTATAAACAAGCTGTTAAATGCCTGGGCCTGCTGTGGCTGACGCTGNGCAAGCTCTGCCANGGCGCTCTCAAACAGATTACCAGAGCCGTAACCCATGACCCCACCAAAGTCCTGCGCTTGCGGCAAACTTGCCGCCACGTCCATTTGAGGGGCCAGACCGAATGCCGCAGCCGCGTCTGCCGTNGATTGCATTGCCGCGGTTTGCATTGGTGTAAACGCCGCAACCTCGGGCCCGTAGTANGGCATGTAACCCACTTGAGCCAGCTGCTCGGCACGCTCNATATTTCTGCGTGACGCGTCCTCNATATAAGCTGGGATTTCTACCNTGGATGTTTGGCTGCCGCCTTTCCCGCCTGACATATTAAATATCCTTTCCTAGAACTGTGTACGTCTCTTGGTAACCTTTATCTTTGAGCACCCTTGCCCAACCTTTACGTCCTGCTATTGTGACACCCGTGCAGCCGTTCATCTTTGCAAACTCAACCGCCGAGCTGTCCATATCTACTATCTGGTCCAAGTCGCCACCGGCAAGGAATATATGCAAAACTTTTTTCCCCGGATAGCTGACTATCTCTGTAACGGCGCACCCTCGTGGTGCTGGCCAGAACTGCATCTTCCCCTCTGCAACTGACTGCACGACGTCTGCCAGTGTATGCGTNCCGTTAGACCTCTCTAGAGCCGCCTCTAGCCACGGCCTGCATCGCACTATCTCGTCAAGCACATTTGTCAATTATATCACCTATGTAGCCTAAATATCGCAAGCGTAGCCGCAGGACACGCAGGCTCATCAGAAATACCGCTCGCAGCGAAGGCCTTTAAGCTTCCGTTGGTGCTGTCACACGCCGTTGCAACCTCCAAGTAGTCGCTCGCGTTTGCATGAATTATCGCCGCCCGACTGACTACCGTAGTCTCTGCGTTACCGTGTAGCGCGGCCCTGATCGTGCTGCCGCCTAAATTTGTGCCGTTTATCTTGGGCCAGAAAGCAAACTCCACCGTGCTGGCTGAAGATGAAAAGATTTGAGCCGAAAAACTAACCAGATAATACCCAGGCTCATCAAATGCGATCTGAGATCCGGACACCGTTAGTCCAACGTTGTTATTGTCGGCTGTAAAAGTCAGCTGGTAGGTTGTGTCTGCCGCTGCGTAGGCATAGTCTGAGTTGATTGTGAAGTCGCCATGGCCGTCGGCTAAAACTATTTGCTTGTAAGCACCGCCAACAGACAACACCGGGTACTTGTTTGTGTTGTCGTACAAGATAATCCCGTCCTCGTTGGCACTGTCCCCCGACTGCTTNAAAACCAGACGTGAGCGAATGCGATTCAGGTGATCTACCAAGCGCTCGCCCCAGTTTTTCCAGTCAGGGCCTAACGGTGGCGGTGCAAGACTCACCTGTTACCGCCCGGGATGACATTCAAGCGCGGCACACCAAACCTCCAGTTGTTCAGCTCTGTGCCGTTAACTCTCAAGCGTAACTGACGGCCCGAGAACCTGGCGCTTACAGGGTTATCCGTAGTAAACGGCCCGTGCGTGCTCTCGCTACCATTTGGATAAAAGCGCGTCTTNAACGTCAGTGTTGCCTGCCCTTGGGTTTTCTCGTCTGGAATGATTTCGTTTACCTTGACCACNTTTGAGCCGAAAAGTATCGGCCCCGACTCTGCGTGCGGTGCAGTGCCCTCGTGATCGAAACCGGTCTCGTGATCATAAAACTTACCCGTAGCATCAAACATCACAGGGTGACGCAAGACGCCGGCATCAAATCCAGATGTACGAGACAGCTCGCCAATGTTCCAGTANTGCTCNAGGTAGTTNTACACCACGTANCGATCGTTCTCGGTTGAACTGCCAGACGGATAGAACCACCACACTTCGCCATACTGGGCGTTGTTCATTGAGNTGACCTTTGACCGCTGGTCGTTGTTAATGTCCGTGAAAACGTAATCTAGGACCTCACAGGGCATCTCCTGCACGGCNCTACCGTTNAAGAAGAAAAAGCTCTTNGANCCCATCCAGTAGGCGCCTTCCATGTGNGCAACGCACGCGTGTCGTGAAATTGCACCGCAGTCTGTACCTACACGCTGGAATTGAAACACCAGCTGCGGCCCTATGTAGGACGCNATGTGGGCATCGGTAGTAGTCAGAATCAAAGTCCGGCCACGTAGCTTGTGCCCGCTGAGTATCTCGCCGTGTGTAGACAGCTCAAAATCTCCGGCTTCATTAGTTGCAGACGGCGTCCACGCGGTGTTGTCTTCCTTGTCGCACCACTGGACCTTTCTTGGGTTTCCGCCGGCGCCTAGTGCGAACAAGAACCGCTCGCCTGTCACAACCAAGCCAAGGTTAGATGTTGGCGCGTTGCTAATCTGCGCGGCAGGGTTAGAAGAATTTAACTGCCACTCGTAAAGCTTGCCGTCATCGGATGAGCAAGCGACCAGGTACTCACCCCACGTGTCTAACGACCACGTAGTGGCCTCTTGAAACACACCGCTAGATACTCGCTCTGTCCCGTAGTATCCATTACCAAAATTTGCGGCCCCGAAGCCAAATCGTAAGGTTGCGTCTGCATTACCCGCCGTAAAACCGACTGGGGTAATATCGCTGACGGCATTGCTGGTGCTAATGTAAAACAATTTGTTGTACGTTCCAGCAGCTAAATTTGTGTTGATAGAGTTATCAACCCAAGCAAGCGCACCCCTAACTGGCTTATCCAAGGTTGCCCCTGTTTTCACTCTTTCTTGCCAGCCGCCTACGGGACTTAAAGAGCCGTTGCGCCAGCGCACAAGGTTAACATCTCTCCAGCGACCAGCCCCTTCCAGGTCTGTGCCGTGCCGGTAAACTCCTGCCGGGATGTCAATCGCTTGGTATGGCATAAAACCCCCTACGCTGTACGCTTCCACATATAAACAACAATGTAAGGCTGGATTACATCGCCAGCAGTAGATGTAAAGGTTCTATCACCATTAGCGTGAGCCAGAGACTCAAGATTTTCATTGCTCTCATTTTTACCGGAGCCCGTCACTAGTCGCCCGCTTGTGCTGGGCTCAGGGAAATGACCAGTGCCAGATTGTGTTGCGCCCCATCCATCGTCCGGCACTGTCACGTCAACGGTGGCTGTCTTTGCTCCGCCGGTTTCTTCCGCAGTGTCAAAGTCGGTGTCGGAGCTGTCGATGCCAACTGGCACCTTACCGGCACCGAAAGCTGCCCACGTGCCGAACCCTAAGAGAGTAGCCGGGTTTGTTGCGTCGCTTGCGTTTATGTAAATAGAACCAACCGGGTAAACAGCTTCTCTCGCTGCAGCCAAGGTTGTTTTGGCGTCAATTTGCGCCTGTATTCCAGAGGTAACCCCGGAAACGTAATTTAATTCTGCCGCTGTAGTGGTTACGCCATCTAAAATATTTAGCTCTGCGGTGGTGGCCGTGACGCCGTCTAGCAGGTTGATTTCTGTGGCTGTAGCTGTCACACCATCAAGCGTGTTTAACTCATCGGTGGTAACCGTTGCCCCATCTAAAATATTAAGCTCAGCCGCAGTCGACGTTACCGCAGTGCCACCAACCTCCCACAGGCCTTC